TTAAGACGAATAACCATGAGCTATTGTCAGCATTGTCCTATGACAACACAGCAGTTGCGATTTGCATAGGTAGGAAAGACTAGCTTTACATAGGCGGGAAAGAGGCCCAATAGTCAGAGCCCATAAGGGCGATAGTTACAGGGCCTCCTTTCCAGGGGGCTTTTTATTGTCGTTTTGCCTTTAACTGTACTTTCCTCCATTGTGCCTTTGCTTACTTTTAGAGAACCTTCGCCTCCCATAGCCTCTTGCCCATTGATTCTGTATCAAGCGATACATTTGCTAGTCGGGGCCACACTACGCCCTTGGTATAGGAGCGTCCTTTGATTGATTTTCTGAATAGAAGCCTTTAAGCGGGAGCCCGTCTAAGCCCTTGAGGGGCCTGGCTGATGCTCCCGCTTGCTGAATAATTGAAAGGGAGCTTGTTGAGAGGAAAGCCCATTGCTGTTCGCCCTTGAGGGGCTCTGGCCGATAGGGCTTTCCAGCAGAGGCTTCTTAAGCCAGAGGGGCCTGAGAGGGAACTTGAAGGAGCGGAGCTAAGGATAAAGCCCCCTTGAGGGGGCTCAGGCCAAAAGCTCCTCAGGCAGACACTGAACCTGCTTCAGTGTCGGAACCATGTCGGTTCCCTCTCTTAAGCATAAATCGTTAGGCAAGCCCTCTTTATGTTTGCTTAAGCATTAAAAAGCTAGTGGTAGCAAGGAATGTCAAGGAAATGACCAGAAAACGAGGGCTTGGAGCAGCCTAAAATTGCAGTATTTCTTAACAATTGCAGGCAATGGGCTAGGAGGCTTGACAAGCCAGGTACTTAGCCTTACCGTAGTGGAGCCACCGTTTCGAGCCCCATGGGCAAAAAGAACCTAGTTGTGCTCTTGGCCATGCTTGTGCTATCAGCACTAACAATTATCTCCCTATTTGCTCTATGCTCTATGGATATGCAACAGCGTTTCATCCTGAAATGCACCACTGAACTTGGCAGTAACAACATTGAACTTTGCTCTTCCATCGCCAAATGATTAGCGTTCCCGTGACTCCTGAAATGCCCACCAGTTCCCCTCTCCGCTTTGAGGATTGGTTTAACATTGCTAATTGCGCCACTCAGCGTTTCTCCATGGCTCTCTTTGATGATCAAAACTTTGATCGTGCAATGGGCGAAGCTGAATCAATGAGCCATGCCACTTGTCGTGCTTTTGACGAAGCCTTTTCCGAATTGACCATGATGAATGTCCTGGCTGCCCTGGCTAATGCGGAGGCTGATAATGATTGAGTTTTACACCATTGGCTTCTGGGGGACTGCGCTCACGCTTGTGCGGCCCAATCGGGCAAATAGCGTGAAGGAATGGACAATGGCCTTTGCTGGGGGCTTGCTTTGGCCCATCGTCTTGCCTTATTCTTGGACTCGACACATCATTCGTATCTGGAGGAAATCATGGAAAAGGCGCTGAAGGAGAAGTGGCTTGAGGCTTTGAGGAGCGGGCAGTATAAGCAGACCATAGGAGTGCTAAAGATGCAATCCGAAAACGGAGATTGCCGTTACTGCTGCCTAGGTGTGCTGTGTGATGTTAGTGGCGAAGGTGAATGGGTAGAGGGTGAATGGATAGAGGGTGAATGGATAGAGAGTCCACTGCCAGATGCCTGGTTTTGTGAGTTTGGGTACACGTTCGTGGACGCCACAATGACAGGTGCTCTATCTCCAGAGTTCAGGAAAAGGCATGGAATACCTCTCAAGACACGGGATCTGTTAATCGGAATGAACGACAACAAAGGCATGTCATTTAAGGAAATAGCCGATTGGATTGAAACCAACATCAAAGAGGAAGCATGAACTTTTTTCCCGATTCCATGGAAACACAACCTATGGACCCTGCAATCAAAGAGCAATGGACAAAAGCCCTGAGGAGTGGTGAATACAAGCAAGGCAAGCGAAGGCTTAATACATTGACACTCCCCGAGGGCACTGTTTATTGCTGTCTCGGCGTCTTATGTGACTTGCACAATAAAACAACTGGAGAGGGACAGTGGAGTGATTCCATTGAGAAAATGGTAGGCCACATGGTACGCCAATACGATTGTGAACGCAATTACCTCCCCGATTCTGTGCAAAGCTGGGCTCAACTGTCCTGCGTAGCGGAAATGGCTTTATCTGAGGCCAATGATGATGGGGCTGATTTTTCTGCCATTGCCAATTGGATTGAGGAGCACTTGTGATGACAACAATCAATGACACCGGCACTCAACTTTTTGTCAAGAAAGGGAGGCGCTACGTACCGTGGGGCCATGCAAATGATTGGAGGCATGACGATGACTTAATGGAAGCAGGCTCTTTTCGTCTTGTCCATTGCATTTCCGATGGTCACACTCGCACTTACATGACTATTGAGCCTGACTATGCCACCTTCTTGGCTGCCGCTTCCGTAGCTCAAGTGGCCATGGAAAAGGCCATGGAGGAGGCTGCTAAAGGCAAGCCCATGAAGCAGGATCAGCCTTACACGGAAGAACAGCAAAAGCTCATTCAAGACTTTCGTGATGCCATGGCCAACACCGGAGCTTTAGTGCCATCATTTTGGAGCCATGGCTGTGCTAGTGACATTGCCAGGGCTGGTATCACGGCAGTCAAGAAAGCAATGGAGGAAAGCCAATGAGCAACAACGAACAACTGCCAACCATCGACCCCAACAGTATGACCAGCGCTTCGCCAGTCCCCTTTCCATCGCCCCAGCCTGAGCATCCCTCCTTGGAGGAGGCTCTACAAGCCCTTAATGCCCTCGCCATGGGCGGTCAAACGCTAATGGAAGTCAGGAGCGACTACATCACTGTCAGGGATGCCCTGTTGGCCCTTAATGTTGATGCTAGGCGCTATCGCTGGATCAGGGAACAAAGCGGCAGGCCCTTTGAGCTTATCGGTAGCGGAGTGCCATGGTTTGATGAAAATGGAAAACGCTACACTTGCGCATTTGATCTTCACATAAGGCAAGTGGGCTATCATGGGCGCGAGCGTCTTGACGACTTAATGGATGAAGTAATGGCAGATTTTCCAATGGAGGCGGGATAATGTATCACATTGTTCTCACCCCGGAGGAACTACGAAGCATCCTTAAGGGGGAAACCACTTACCGCAAGTGTCCTGACTGTCAAGGCGAAGGAGAGGCATGGTTTATTGAGTATGCTCTTAAGGAGCGTCCGCATGATGATTTGCAAAGGCCATGCTCGGCTCAGGAGGGTTCCGATTTTGTCATTGACGATTGGCCGGATTATGCTTATGGCATAGTGGGCCACGAACCTTGCGAGACTTGCGACAGTGTTGGCTATGTGCCTTCTATTGATGGGTGAATGTGATGGCAATGGTTAAAATGGCTACACAATATAATTGACTAGAGCCCTTACAATAGATCAAAGCCTTTTGCCAATGATTCCTTTTTCGCAATACGTTGATCCATGGTACATTGGCAAGATTAAGGTGTGGCCTTGCTATAGTCGCCCTGGCTTCCAGTGGTTTATTGCCTACGAAGGCAAGCCCTACTGGTTCAGGAGCAAGGCCGAGGCCATGCTATTTGCTAAAGACAAGTTAGACGCACCGGAAGATGGCATTTGCAACTGAGCTTTGATGCTAGGCTACCTTTGTTCACCCCTGGGGCCTTGAGGCCCCTTTTCTGTCTATGGCGCTCAAAGACAATGCCCTCTGCCTGCCCATTGCTCGCACTGGTCGTGTGCAGGATTGGATTGATGATCCATCAGGTCGCCTGCCAGTTTCGTGTACTGTTTTCGTAGTTAATGACGGCATGGAAGACGAAGATGGTATTGAAGCGTCATGGCGTTTCGTCTCGCATGGTTTGCGGAATGGTGCTGGAGTTGCTATTCATTTGTCTAAACTGCGCCCCGAAGGTAGTGACAATGGAAAAGGACTTATCGCTAGTGGCCCCGTTAGTTTTGGTATGATTTATAGCAAGCTCAATGAAGTGTTGCGTCGTGGTGGCAAGTTCAAAAATGGAGCAGTGGTGTTGCATCTTGACTACTCCCACCCTGATGCCATTAAGTTTGTATCAGCGCCACGAGCCTTGTTTCCATGGGCGAAACGCTGCTTGAATGTTGACAATCATTTCCTAGACAAAGCATCACCGGAATTGATTGCCGCCACGATTAAGGGTATCACAAATGGCGACGTTTGGCTGACAAAGATTAAGACTGATGATAGTGGCTCCCGCATTTACGGGAATGTTTGCCTGGAAGTATTGCTTCCCCATCGCGGCACTTGCCTCTTGCAGCACGTCAACCTCGGCGCATTGTCCATCATGCAGCCTGAACAGTTTATCAATGCGTTCAAGCAAGGCATGGGGCAACTGTGTGAACTGCACGGCAAGACTGGTGTTGGCAACACTGGCGAATACCTACCTCCTTCCATTGATCGTCAAGTGGGCCTTGGTCTGTTGGGATTGGCGAATTGCCTTGCCATTCATGGCATTAGCTATGCGGACTTTGCCAATGCCTTGGAGGGTGGCCCTGACAATGCAGACGCCAACCGCCTAGTTGACCTGATGCGCTCAGGCATTAACGAGGCTGCGCAAATTGCTCGCGCCAACGAAATGGAACGTGCTTTTTGCATTGCTCCCACTGCCTCTTGTGCCTATCGCCACCTTGACAGCAAAGGTTTCACTACTGCCCCTGAAATTGCACCGCCCATTGGTCGTATTGTTGACCGCGACAGCGGCACTTTCAACGTAGAGCCTTTCAATCATGGTGAAGTGGAAATTGCATCAGAAGTGGGGTGGGATGTTTACAAGCGCGTCGCCAATGGCATTGTTAGCATGATGCAAGCGACTGGTCTGTTCCACGGTTATTCCTACAACTGGTGGTCAGACATGGTTCAATGTGACGAAGCGTTCCTTCGTGATTGGCTGGTCAGTCCACAAACCAGCCTATATTATGCCCTGCCTGTAATGCCAAATGTTCAAGCAAAAGATGATGCCTATGTGGCATTAGATGACGAGTTCAAGGAATTGCTTGGCTTGCAAGACGAATTGCCGCAAGGGCAGCAATGCACATCCTGTAGCGAATAATACAGGCTCCCGTTATTAACCATGGGGGCTCTAATCCGGCCCCCTTTTTAGTCCCTATTGCTTTTTCCATCGTGACTTCTTCTGCTTTGGCTTCCCCTTATTTCAACATGATTAGCAAAAAGCGGCCATGGTCTGCAGTGGCCGTGGACAAAGGCACCGTGAAGGAAGGTGCTAGCGACACGTTGTTTCGTGCTTTGGCCCTGAGAGCCCTGGAACTGCCCGTAGCTGAGCTTTTGGAGCAAGGTATGGCAAAAGAGCTTCCTGCTACGCCAGGCGTCGTAGAGGCGCTACTGAGCAATCAAGCAGACGAGGAGCGGCACGATGAAGCCTTGAACTACGTTGCTCTTGCCCATGGCACCAATGAAGCAGCAGAGAGGGAAGTTGCATCCATTCGTAAGGCTTGGATGGATCATCCTGCCCATCCAATTCTTAAGGCTGCAATTTTGGAGCGGTCCATCTTTTTCGTGGCACTACCATTCTTTCGTTTCAATGGCGACATTGGCATGAGGACTGTCAGCCAAGACATTAGCCGTGATGAGCAAGTGCATGTGGGCGTCAATAGCTTGCTGGCCACAGAACTGAACGAAGCGACAACGAATAGTCTCAATCGCTTGCGGCGTGCCACTGCCTTATGGCTTTTTGATGGCCTTACTGCCAATGCTGATAAGTGGCTGGATAAAGATTTTTGGCTGCAGCAAAGTGATAGCCTGTACGAGAAAGGCAAAGCTCCTGACATGGCTGAATCGCGTGCGAGTCGGATGATTGCGTTTTTTGAGTCGCCATCCACTTCGCAACCAAGTTACGGGCGGTGAGCTACAATGGCTTGCGATAGAGGCTGATCCTCTGTGTCTATTGGGCGCATAGCCCAAAAGGCGGCACGATCGGTCCATCGCCATTCTTGCTTGCAAGCCCCAAGCAGTGCTATGATTGTGGGCCATAAGGGACGCCTTATGTCAGTTGGTCCACTGGTGAGCCCTCGACCCATTTGGCAAGCTCAACGGACTACGGTATGGGTTCCACCGACATGGACTTTCGAGCCCCTCTGAAACGGACCCTCCTACGCTTTCTGGCGCTGCTGCCGCAATGGTTCCTTTGGCGCAGGCGCTTCACCGGAACCGCCACTTCACGTTGACGCAATGACGTTTCCCATCACCACCACTCTCCGCCGCATCTTTGAGGCAACTCCTTGGGAAGCAGGCAGGCAGCAGGCGCTGGCTGCTGCTAGCAAGACTGAGCCAGACGACGAACCGATTACTTTTTCAGCAATCGTTGAAACCGTAGATTTTGATGACGCGCTCTGGTACTGCCGTGCTGAGCCGCAACATTCTCGCCTCTGGCGACTCTACGCAGTCTGGTGCGCGAGGCAGGTCCAGCATCTAATGGTCGATCCTCGCAGTTTTGCGGCCATAGACGTGGCCGAACGCCATGCCAATGGCATGGCCACGGATGAGGAGTTGTGCACCGCATGGTCCGACGCAGATGACGCCGCATGGGCCGCATATGACGCCGCATGGGCCGCCGCAGACGCAGCCGCAGACGCAGATAAAGTCGCAGGTGACGCCGCATGGGCCGCATATGACGCCGCATGGGCCGCCGCAGAGGCCGCCGCAAATGACGCCGCATGTGCCGCTGCATATGCCGCCGCATGGGCCGCCGCATCGGACGTTGAACGGACCGGCCAGCGCTCCGTCTTCGTCCAACTGGTGACAACTGGCACGCTGCCGCCAGTTAAAGAGGAGACGTACGAATGACCTACCCCTTGATCACCGTTGCCATGCAGGTTCGCGGCAAGGGTCGGCGCAACGTGAGAATCACGCCTTGTTGGGCCGGTGAGGGCCTCGCTGTCCATAAGTCTGTGACCCTCGACGGCAACGACAATCCCGTGTTCGTTGACATCGGCCCTAACATCTGGACCCTAACCCACGTTCACACAGGCATGAGGGCGGGAATGTTTCACGGCAACGTCGATCAAGCAATAGCTTTCGCCCGTCAATGGGATCAGGCGTTTGCTGCAGTGACCACCACCGAGGTTCCGCAACTGCTGGCCCGAAACTATCGGGAGGCGCTCTGCCAGGCGCAAGATGAACCCAGCGTGGCGGACATTTTTGAGTCGGGAGTCTGAGCTATGCTTAACCCCGACTTCTACCCCACTCCACTGTCCACCATCCGCCCCATGGTTCTTCCCATTTCCCCCTCCACCCAGTCCGAGCTAACAGGATAAGACGGTTCCGCCGCTGCGGAACGATGCAGGTTCAAGTCCTGCTTGGGTGCTATGATTCTCCAGGACAGGGATCTCCTCCATCCCCGGTTCGTTTTGACAGAACCTCAGGTCTCGGGATTCCAGTCCCGGGGCCTTTTTTGTTGCGCCCCAGCCCTTTGTATGGTATCCTCGTAAGGCATACCGAAACAAGGCAATGGTGAAGTTTGGCAAGGACACTTTGAAACTAGGACAGCAATGGAAACGGGCTGATGGGCAAGTGGCTATTGTTAAGGTCATTGAGGATGATAAAGCTAAGCTTGAGTGCGAAGACGCCTATCTTATCGACTACCATTATGCTGATGGCGGCCAAAGCCAATTTCATTGCACCATGCCAGGCAGTAAACTTGTCCAGCCTATAGACGACGGAGAACCTAAAAGTGCTCCAGTTGGTGATAGCATTGAGGACGGCGTTGTCCCTGCCGAAGAAGAGCCAATCGTACTAGAACAAGAAGTGATTGTTAATACCGCCCTCAGTAATATCATTGGGAATTACCCCGGCATTGGCTATGCAGTGGTGCGAATTGCAGGCTTGCAAATTGAAGTGGACTTTGAAGAACGCTCCCTAACAATTCAAGACAACCCCAATCCCCATGACGCTTTTCCTAATATCTGATACACATTTCGGCCACGCCAAAGCCTGCTCTTTCCTGGACGCCAATGGCAACAAGACACGACCATGGGATACCGCAGAGGCCATGGATGAGGCAATGGTAGAACGGTGGAATGCAGTTGTCAAACCGCAAGACACTGTGTATCACCTAGGCGATGTTGCAATTCCGCGAAAGTCACTTCAGATCCTTGGTCGTCTTAATGGCAAGAAAGCATTGATCCGGGGAAACCACGACATTTTCAATCTTTCCGACTACACCGCTTTCTTTTATGAGGTTCGGGGAGCCTTCGTAAACAAGGATCACTACCTATTCTCCCATATTCCTTGCCATCGTGGCTCAGTAGAGCGGTATCGTGGCAACATTCATGGCCACCTGCATACAGGACGAATTACACTACCTGACGGCACCATTGATCCGCTTTACTATTCGGTGTGCGTGGAGCACACTAATTTCACGCCAATCGCCTGGGAAGTAGTGAAGGCCGAAATGGAATCCCTCCAGTCAGATTTGAACTGACACTATGCGCCTTTTAAGGGCGCTGCCTCTTCCGGTTGGGCTATGGAGGGGAAAGTTGTTCGGTCCAGTACACTGCGGCCCCAGCAGCCAAAAGCCGCCGATTCAATCTAATTGCTTCACGAGTGGGCAGGCAAGCCTCATAACGCTTGCCTTGCAACGAATAGCAAAGCCTGACCATCAGCAGTCGTAAATCCGACATTCAATCATAGTGGGATCTTCCCTACACTTTCTGTCCCAAAACAAGTCCCTATCGTTTTCCTCCATTGCTCGATGATAGTCCGCAAGGCATTGCGAATACTCGCTGGTCAGGTGGAAAGACGGGTTGCCACTATCCACGTTATCGCAAGTGTCATAAGCAGCATCAACAAGTTCAAGCCAGGCTGCTTCTGCTTTTGCGCTGAGCATCTGGATCATGGGAAGCGGCGAGTCGTTCAGCCGTAGTCTAGCCTGCCTCTGCAGCCTGACGCCGCGCCTCTCTTTCAGCTTTTCGTAACTTAGGCAAAAGTTTGGGTTCATAGAAATGATCCGCTGCCAGCAGTTGCAATGCTGTTTGCTTGTCGGCATCAAGCAGTGCCAGCAGAAAAGTGATTTCTTTTGCCTCTAAGTCAACAAGCACCTTACCACAGGAAAACTATTGCCATACTAATGGCATCAGCGAACCAGAGAATTGATCCAGTCAATATCATCGCCTTCCGATGCCACCATGATGGCGGCAGCCAATGCAAAGGGAAAGTCGTCTACGTTTGCTTCCTTACCACCAGTCACTGTCCATTGCCCCGATTGGCGATACACCACGCTAAGGTTTTTGATTTGCTTGATTGCGACTTCGTGAGGGTACAGGCTAATCAGGCCAGCATTAAACAACTGCCGCATCTTGCTAAAAGCCTTCATTTTCGTAGAAACGCTCCAGGTTAGTTCGCTAATTGGAAAGCTCTCCGCAAGTGTTTGAATGGTGGAGGCACTATTGAATTGATCAAGAACGATCTCTTTGAAGCCGTAAGCCTTATGGTGCTCCACAATCCATTGCTCTACACCCTTAATGTTGACTTCTCTTTTGCCATTGATTTCAAAGTCGGCATCAAAAGAATGAAACTTGTCCACGATTAGCATTTCGCCTTCATAGTGAACAATGGCCGCAGTGTAGTTGTCGCGGCCAACACCACCTTTAGCAGGGTCTAGAGCCAAGTAGTAGGTGCTTTGAAAGTCGCGTTGTGGCAGTAAGATACCACGCTTTTTGTCTACGGCAGCCTCCACCACTTCTGGAGCCAGCAAGGCGGATAGATTCTTGGAGAACTGAGCACCATATTCCACCCAAAACTTTTCCGGGTCGCGTTTAAGTTCTGCCTCCAAGAAGCTACAGCCCCATGGCAAGTTGGGATTGATTTCCCATGTTGGAATGTTGATGGCCTGCATGAACTTGTATTCACCACTTTGCGCCTCGCAGTAGTGTTCATAGAACAGGCCGTCCGTGAGCCACGGGGATGAAAGTTCTAGGATTCGTCCATTGTCACCAAATTGGGCAATCGAGGGAGAGAGAGCAGTGTAAATGGCCTTGGCTCCACGGTTGGCGTCACCTTCAATGCTGAACGCAAGTTCATCCATGATGACCATGACCACGGCTTTACCGCGAGAAGCACGCGCTGAAGCTGGGATTGCCTGGAACACGCAACCATTGCTAATTTCAATCTCAGTGGCCGTTTCCCTGATGATTTCTTTGGCGAACTGGCTGTCAATCAGCAGTTGTCGAATGTTGTTCAGTGCGAGCTTGGCTTGGCTTTGGTCGTTGGCAATGGTGACAACATACCATTTTTCCTTTTTTCTTACCTTGCGCCTGTAGCGTTCCTCTAGGGCAAAGCAAACGTAGAGGGCTGCCACGGCGGCAAGCAGAGTTTTGCCTGATCTGCGCCCAAGAGCCCAAACACCATGCGTTTTAGTGCCATTAAAGTATTCGTCAACAATCTCCTTTTGCTTGTCCCACAAGGTAAGACCTAGTGCGTATTCAGCAAACTGCGAGCACTTGAGCATTGTCAAAGGTGGCTATTGGCGATAGTGCGGACTGTGGAATAAAGTATGCCTTGCGGCCTTGCCTCGGAGTGTAGGCGTATTGTGGCTGCATAGCTTTTTCGCTGTTAATCCAGCCATGAATGAACAACTGCTCGGGATTCATCCAAGTAACTAGAATATAGCGCTTACCTGGCTTGTCAGAAAGTTGCACGATTAGGTCCCGATCATGACCTTTGCGTGTCTTAACGTCAATGTCTGGTGGTAGGTCAATGGAGTCACGCTTAGCCTCTATCTCCTGATAAAGAAAGTCTTTTAGCCCTAGGTGCTTGGCTACTGCCATTTCGCCCATGGCGCCAATGATGTGCATTTCAAGGGCCTTGTCTCCGGTTCTAGCCCCACCATTCCTCCCCCATAGGCCCTTGGCTTCATTTGTTGCCTGGCGTCGATTGGCCTCCGCGATGGCGTCAGCGACCTCTTCTTCAGTCAGAACGATTGACAGGGGCACGAAAAAAGCGCAACCGCCATTATCATAACGGGAACTAGAGTGGGAGAAACAAGCCAACAATATGACCACACTAAACACAGCCAACGGTGGCCCCATTGTGCCCCTTGGGCACTTTGATGGTGACGGCTATAGGGCTGACGGCCTTGCAAATGTCTTTACTGGCATGGGAACCAGTCGGGATAAGTCGCAAGCCACCACAACTCAGCCAATCATTTTCTTGACACAAGAAGAACTGGAAGGGTTGTATGGAGAATGGATACCGCGACGAGTGGTGGATATTGTTGCCGATCAATCCACTCGCAAAGGCTTTCGCATCCTCTTTGGCGGTGATGGCGTTAAAGCCAAGGAAGTGGTGGGGATGGAGCAGGTTATTGAAGACCTAATGATCCTGGAGCACTTTAACCTCGCCAGCAAAAACGAAAGACTTTATGGCGGGGCAGCAATTCTGCTCTACATCAACGATGGTCGGAGCGCTGATCAGCCTGTCAACAAGAATGGCATCATAGAAGTGGAAGGAATGGAAGTGCTTGACCGCTATCAAATTTCTCCAGTAATTAGCGAAGACAGTCTCTACGACTACGCGAAAGCCACTCATTACCAAATCATTTCAGGCGACCTCATTCAACAGCCATCGCTCTTAAGGATTCATAAAGATCGCATTTTGCGTTTTGATGGCATGTGGCTCCCATACCGGATTCGACAGAGGAACTATGGGTGGGGCCTGAGCAGTTTGCAGCCAATTTACGATAGCTTTCGCCACTACTGGACTGGCATTCATTCATCGTCCATGCTTTTAAGTGAGTTTGACATCTTTGTCCACAAGATCCGCAACTTGTCTCAAATGCTTGCCAATGGCAAAGAGGCTGACGTGAAAAATAGGCTAATCCTGAATGACATGAGCAAGAGCGTGTATCGGGGATTTGCCATTGACGCAGAAAAAGAGGAGCTTGAGTTTATCAGTCGGCAATTCTCTGGCATTGGAGAAGTATTAGAGAAACTGCGAGTAGACATTATTGGCGCTTCGCAGATTCCCCATACGATCCTGTTTGGTGAAAGCCCAAGTGGAATTGGGGCCACTGGCCGCAGTGAGGAGCGAGATTTTGCCAAGCTCTTGGGCGACTATCAGAGCAGTCACTTCCGCCGCCCATTGAAAAAGCTCATGGAATACCTTTTGCTCAGCAAGCAAGGTCCGACCAATGGGCAAATCCCCGATTCGTGGCGGATTAAGTTCAATGATCTGTTTGAACTAAACGAACGGGAGAAGGCTGACGTAAGAGCGCGAGTGGCCGCCGTTGATGGCCGTTACATCCAACTTGGTGTGCTGCATCCCAAGGAGGTGGCTGATGCCCGATATGGCGGCAGCGAATGGACAATGGAACTGACGCTTGACCCATCGCTACCTCGTGAACTGCCTCAGGCGACACAAGGCAAGCCTGTACCGCCTGGTGGTCGTGATCCGTTGAATGAGGAAAATGGTACGTTGCCAATGGACGGAAGCCGGGAGGTGCAAGACAGTGAAGCTGGTTTGTTCATGCCACGGGACTTAGAGGAGCGACGTGGAGACGTGAAGTTCACTGACGAGAGCCTGCACAGTCAAGCCGTATCGGCAGCAAAAAGCAAGTTTAAGGTTTGGCCATCGGCCTATGCGAGTGGCTATGTCGTTCAACAATACAAAGTTCTCTATAAGAAAAAACACGGTTCACTCTCAGGCGCTTTCAAGGGGGACGATGGTGAAATCCATGCCGATGACCTTGATAAGTGGTTTCAAGAGAAGTGGGTGAGGATTGGTGGCAATGGTGAAATCATGGGGCCTTGTGGTGGTCGCAGCGAAGGGGAAGGCAAGCCCAAGTGCCTCCCAAAAGCAAAGGCCGAAGCGATGAGCCAGGAGGAGCGTCAAACGATTGTTTCTCGCAAACGCAAAGCCGATCCCGACCCAGGAAGGAAAGGGGCTGCGCGAATGGTGAGCAGCAAGGTTGACGCCATTGATCCATTGAAGGTGGAGGGCACCATTATTGGCGGCATTGACGAAGCCGCCCTGATCGAGGAGGCCGACATTCGGGCGGCGCTGGAGGAATGGAAACAAGAGGCGCCGGAGAGGTACAAAACGCTGCTGGAAGCCACTGATCTTGACCCGCAGCAACAATGATGCAAGAGCTATCTCCCGTTTCTCTTTTCGCTGATTCCATTGCCCTTAGCGCCAGGCTTGACGAGGAATGGTCCTACGATCCGCGCACAGGTCGCTACAGGGCTGCCAATGGCCGCTTCCTAAGCGGGGCCACCGTTGAGGCACTTGTTGATGGAAGGATTCGTAAAACCAAAAGTGACTTGAGGGCCTTAACTGCATCTTTGGCCGATGGCACTTTAAGCATAGAGCAATGGCAAGTGCAAGCAAGGGCTGAAATCAAGCGTGCTCACATTCAGGCGGCATTGGTCGGGAATGGTGGTATGCAGGGGATGGATGCGGCAGCGTGGGGCCGTGTTGGCTGGCGACTTAGGGAGGAGTACCGCTATCTAGAGGGCTTTGCCAAGGACCTCCTAGAGCAGAGAGTGTCAGTGCCAATGGCCTTGGCTCGAATCAGCCTCTACGCCGATAGTGTCAGGGGCTCGTATTGGACCGGCACCACTATTCGCCAGGAAAAGCAGGGCTATACGCTGATGAAACGCATTCTCGATCCACAGGCCCAGCATTGCGAAGACTGCCTTCGCTATGCCGCTGCGGGAATGGTGGCCCTGGGGGCACTGCCAATGCCAGGACAGCGTTGTGAATGTAAGGCGAGATGTCGTTGCAGCATTCGGTATTATCGTTCGCAAATGCCGTAAAGACCACTACTATGGTGGCAGTTATTCATTCCTTGTGGCACGGATTCTCTATTGCGGCGACATTGGCGCCCAGACAGGTTTTGGGCGTGTAGCAGAGGAGCTTATTCCTCGCTTGACGGATAAGCATGAAATCTATGGCCTAGCCGTGAATTGGCATGGCGATCCGTCGCCCATGCAGCAGTATTGCCGCATGTATCCTGCCCATGCTGGCGGGCCTGATCCATTTGGCTCCCATCGGATCGCAGACTTGGCCGCAGCCATCAAGCCGGATCTTGTGTGGATGACTAACGATCTGTGGTGCCTGCCCCCTCTGCTTTCGGCATTGAAGCCAGTACGGGAGCAAGTGCCAATGAAAGTGTATGGCTATGTGCCCATTGACTCTTACGGTATCTTTCCGGAGTTCATGCCACATCTTGACGGGCTTGACGGCCTCGGCACTTATACGCAGTTCGGCAAAGAGGAGATCGTAAAAGCTGGATACTCTGGCATCATTGACGTGATTCCTCATGGCGTAGACCGTTCCAAGTTCTTTCCATTGGACCGCAATGAAGCTCGACAAGCCATGGGCATTGGGAAAGATGACTTTGTGGTCTTTAATGGCAATCGCAATCAGCCGCGCAAGCGCATTGACATTACCATTAAGGGCTTTATTCGTTTTGCCAAGAACCGCCCTAATGCAAGGCTGTGGCTTCACATGGGAACCAAGGATCAAGGGTGGGACATTATCCCCTTGTTCAATCGTGTGGCGCGAGACTATGGGTATGATCCGGCTGGTCGCCTGATCCTGACCAATCACAACTTCAGCGTTAACAACTGCCTGTCCATTGCCGACCTTAACCGGGCGTACAATGCCGCTGATATTGGTGTCAACACTTGCATTGCTGAAGGCTGGGGGCTTGTCAACTTTGAGCAGGCTGCTACTGGTGTAGCACAACTTGTGCCGGATCACACCAGCCTGAAGGAGATTTTCTATGGCGTCAAACGCATTGATTGCCTTGAGGCCGAGACTGATCGTGGTTATGGATTGGAGCGCCCCATTCCATCTGCTGTAAGCATGGCCGAGCGGCTTGCGGAATACTATGAAAATCCTCAGGCACTGCAAGATGCGGGAGAATGGTGTTTCAGTCGTGCCACTGATCCAGCTTATGACTGGAATACGATTGTTAAGCAAATGACTGGCATCATTGATCGCTGTCTGAACGAACAGCCAACACCTATTTTCAAGGGCTTTGGCACTCCCGTGAGGCTGGGATGATGCAAGTTTCACAGATTTTTCTTAATGAAGCGAATAGCCTTGAGCTATCGCCTCAGTTGCAATACGCAACGGGTACGGTCAAGGCTTTGTTTCCTGGTGCTGATTACAGGCTCTACGGAAAAGAAGACCTGCGCAGTTTAATCAAGAGCCATTACGACGAAGAAGTGCTGTGGGCATTTGACACTCTCCGCCCCTATTCATATAAGGCTGACCTTGGCCGCTTTTGTATCTTGAACGCTTTGGGCGGCTGGTATTTTGACATTGGAGTCAGGGGCGCTGCTCCGGTTGAGATTGGCGAGAGGATCAAGTTCTTGGCCTTTCGTGACATTCAGCGCTTTAGCTTTACGAGCTTTGCTTGTGCTACTACCGTTCTTTATTCCCAACGCAACAATCATGCCCTGTCCATTGCGATTCGTCAAATCGTAGAGAATTGCAAACGGGAATACTATGGCATCACTCCATTGTGCCCCACTGGCCCGACGCTGCTTGGACAGGCACTTGCCAGGCATGGTAGCGATGCGGACTATGTGTTTGGTGATTACATGGAGTTGACGCCTTCGCATGAGCAAAAGAATCGTGCTTTCGTGCTGCCTAATGGCACAATTATGGCTTGGAGCAAACCTGCCGGTGGTGGCGACCTGACCGCTCTTGGAGCCACTGGTGTCAATAATTACAACGAGCTTTGGGCCGCACGCAAGGTGTACGCAGCATGAACCATCTAACTGAACTCGCCAACAGCTACAACAGCGACAAAGGTAACGTCTACAAATGCGCCCATTATTACACTCAGCACTACGAAAAAGTATTTAATAAGTATAAAAATAAGACTGACTTTTCTTTGTTGGAAATCGGGCTAAATCGTGACGATTGCAGTGAAGTACCGTCGCTTCGCATGTACCGAGATTACTTTGGGAAAGAGGCCAAATTGTCAGGCTTTGATATTCGCCCAGAATTTAAAGCTTTTGAAAGCGCAGGCTTTGAAATCTTTACAGGCGACCAATCTTCACCAGATAGTCTTAGCCAATGCTTGATTAATCAATATGACATCATTATTGACGATGGCTCCCATGCATCTTCGCACCAACAAATTAGTCTTCGTGAGCTATGGCAAGCAGTGAAACCAGGGGGTATTTATGTGATTGAAGATTTGCACTGGCAGCCTTTTTCTGAATCGTGCTCTAGGACTGTGGCAGTGGCGGACCGCTGGAGTGCGGGCGACTTGAAACCTTCTACATTTTTTCCATTGCAATGGATGGATCAATTCAAAAAAGATTTAAAGCACATTGAATTGCTTCCTTCCGCGAGCCCTCTGCATCCTGCTGATCTCACTCAAAAAGCTCTCCTCTTCCTTTGGAAACAATGACAACTAGCTGGGACTGTTTTGACACCTTGGTAACAAGGGCTCGCTTTGATCCCTTGACAGTCTTTGACTGGATGGGGGAGGAATATAGCCTTGCAAATTTTACGCAACGGCGAAAAGCAGCAGAGAGTAGGGCGCCCAATACCTTGTCGTCTATCTATGAAGAACTGGCTAAAGATTTTCAATGGACGACAGAGGAGAAAGAATATTACAAACAGAAAGAAATTGAAGCTGAATTGAAGCATTGTCTTCCCATTGAAGAGAATTTACGAAATGTGAAAGATGGGGACTTAATTGTCAGTGACATGTATTTGCCTCGTGAGGCAATCGAAGGTATTCTGAGAAAGAATGGCATGGATAAAGCCGTTTCTTTCTATGTGAGCACTGGAGGTAAAAGCTCTGGCACCATTTGGCCACATCTTCCGCCTATTGATCTGCACGTAGGGGATAATGTTCACTCGGACGTGAGCAGTCCTCGCAGTCATGGCATCAATGCCTTGCACTACACAGACATGCATTTCTCTCCCCACGAGCAAGCGGTGGGTGGAGAGCTAGCCCTGCTAATGAGAGTGGTGCGCCTTGCCAATCCTTACACCCCATGCACTGACTTCCATCGTCTCTGGTTTGAGCAGGCGCAGCTTAATGTGCCAGCGTTGGTACTAGCAGCAGCCTCGTTGCCTAAAGAAAACCTAGCTTTTGTCTGGCGTGACTGCGTGCATTTGCAGCGTATTCACCAGCAATTGCATGGCACCCACAATGTTCAGTTTCATTGCTCAAGAGTGGCAATGGCAAGCGGAGGAGCCGAATGGAAGAAATATGCAGAGAACACCGCTAAAGGGAGAGTCATTGTTGACTTGCAGGGCAGTGGCAGGAGCGTTGTCCAATATTGGCGCGATAATTTCCAAGAAGCGCCGCAGTTGCTTTACATAACGGGAATGATGACACATGGTCATGCTTTAATTACAACTCCCACCGATGTGATTGAAAGGTTTAATTCTTCCTCCCTTGGGTCAATGGCGCAGTTTCCTGAGCGCTTTAAAAATGAGTTTGAAGAAGAGTTTTTGCAATGCCAAAAGAAAGCCATCGACAAGGCTATAGAGTACATGCCATTCTTTAATTTAAAAGAAGAAAATCTTCCTCTTCTGGGCTCCATCATTCAACTGATGTATCATTCAAAAACTCCTTTGTTGACACCCCATCAAAGCAATCATTGTTCTGGCCATAAAGAGATGGACTGGCCCGCCGATAGATACTTGGACGATAAGATGGCTATATCAAGAGTTTTTGGTCATGACTAATAAGCAAAAACAAGCCAAAGTTGCCAAGGTTTAGTCCTGATCTGCGACAATATGATTCCATTGCCGATTTTTTTCAATATGACTAATTGTTGTTCGTGTTACGTTTATTGCTTTTGCAAGCATGTTTCGGGACAGGGACGGATTGGCAAGTAATATATTTTTAATGGCGGCTACTTGTTCTTCTGATAATTTGCTCCGACCATTGTTGATTCCTTTATGAGTGCCATGAAGAATAGAATCTTGGCAATTCTTCTCTGGCGTACCCCAAATTAAATTAATGGCTCTATTGTCGTAGCGATTGCCATTCAAATGACGAACAACTTCAAAGTCTTTGGGCTTGCCATGAAAAGCTTCGCAAACAAGCCTGTGAACCTGTCGAGTTAACCCAGATACGCCGCTGGGATAAAGACCTACCTTTCCGTAAGGACCAGAAAAATTCACCTTAAGAAGAATCCGCCTGTCGTCTTTGTACTTACAAACGCGACCTTCACTGCTGACCTCATAGAGTCCGTCGGTTTCCGCTATGGGCATCCAGGTTTCCTCGTTAGACATTGAATCGTCTTGCTAGAATTAAAGAAAGTATAGCATGGAACAATGAGTTCAAGGAAGCAAAGGCAAAAAATTGCTCGTGTTTTGCGCGAGTTCAAGGCTGGTACGCTCAAAAGCAGTACCGGAGAGAAAGTGGCCAATCAGCGTCAAGCGATTGCCATTGCCCTTTCCGAGGCTGGCATGAGTAAGGAAGGCAAAAGCGATGAATACTGGGATTCTTACGTCCTAACGCTCGCGGAGGAGGAGGAAGAGGAGGAAGAGGAGGAATACATCCCAAAGGACTGAGCCTTGACGCGGCTAGCTTTGCCCCTCCATCGTCCGTGAGGGCTGCAGCGCGTCGAGGCCTGGAACTACGCAAGAAGCACGGCAAGGGCGGATTGACCACGCAAGAGGCTGGTGAGCAAGGAATTGGCAGTGGAGTGGCACGAGCCACGAGTTTAGCCAATGGAGAGGCGCTGAGCTACGAAACCATTAAGCGCATGGCGGCCTTTTTTTCGCGGCATGAGAAGAACAAAGGGGGAGGGGAGGATGATGCTGGTTACATTGCCTGGCTTTTGTGGGGCGGTGATTCGGGAAGAGTGTGGGCCAATCGCGTCATTGGGCAACAGGAAAGGAAGCGGGCCGCCCGTTAAGATGGCCTCAATCATCCGTCGTTGCAATGGAAAGTCCTGACCTTGACTATTTTGACGATGGCGAGGATGAGGATTTTAGTGTAGAAGACGCCTTGCGTGTTCTGAGCCTCAATTCTCACCGCAATACAACGCGATGGGCAGTGGTCAGCAAGCAACTGTTTGTCAATGGTCGTGCCACTGAGGATCAAAACTATGTGGAACCACAGTACGAAAGGCCAGATCCTGAGTTTGAGGAGCACCATCGCATGTTGATCTTTGAGGCAATCGCAGTGGCCAAAGCCTACATCATGGCCGGGATTGAAGCCGAGATTCAGCAGACGAGGGAATCTTCAGGGCTATAAAGTTTGGATAGCCGAGAAGCCATAGCACAGACATCGTGAAAAGGCCACTCAAGGTGGCAATTTGCACTGCACTGGGCTCCAGGTCTCCGCTTTCCATCCGAGAGTAGGAGGACTGACTAATTTCCAGCCTTGCGGCCACATTGCGTTGTGAGAGGCCGCTATTGAGCCGTGCTTGCTTGATGCGAGACGCAACGGCAATGCGCCGTTGGGAATGGGGCAACTTGAGCAAATTGACTTGGTGATTCTCCATTGCTTGATTCACTATTGAATCATGTTAATAGTGGTGATGCTAGTTTGCATAGGATTGTTATATGAGCAATACTTCTTTTCGCTACGACGTAGCGCCGATTGAGAAGTACGAGCTAACCCCCGAGGGTTATCTGCGGCTTCATGCCACAATCGCTCGCACTGGCGTTCAGCATTACTCCAATGCTGACGGTTCAATTCGGCGTGAATATCGTGCCGCTGAAGATGTGGCGCTCCCTGAAAGTCTTGCTTCTTTTGCGGGCAAGAGCGTAACTGACGAACATCCCCCGGTCCTGCTTGATAGCGCCAACACCACAAACTATCAAAAGGGCTTCACTGGCTCTGAGATTGTTTATGACAATGGTTTTGTCCGAGCAGTTATGACAATTACAGACCAAGAACTGATCGACAAGATTCAACGGGGTGATGCTACGGAAGTTAGCGCAGGCTATCGAGTGTCCTTTGATGCCAACCCTGGCACCACTCCTGATGGTGAACCGTATGACGGTCGCCAAAAGGAAATCATTGGCAATCATGTAGCCGTTGTTAAGACCGGGCGAGCAGGCCCGCAAGTGAAATTGCATCTTGACCGACAGGATGCCGCCGATCCTTCTCTTCTCAATTCTGGAGATTCTCTTATGACTACCGCAAAGGTGGTCTTTGATGGCGCTGACTTTGAAGTGAGTGAGGGCGTTGCCCTTGCTGTCAACAAAGAACGCGCTGATGCAAAGACCTCTTACGAGGCCATGAAAAAGCAGTACGACGAAATGTGTGGCAAAGCCTCCAAACTTAAGGAGGAAATGGATGCCATGGAAAAGGAAATGAAAGGCAAAATGGATGCCGCTGATGGTCGTGCTGATGCCCTCGCTGTTGAAACTGAATCGCTCAGGGCTGAACTGGAAGCGGCTAAAGCCGTGAATGTTGACAGCCTTGTCGAAGAGCGCATTGCCCTGATCGAAAAGGCCAAGCCTGTCCTTGACAGCGCTTATTCCTTTGCTGGCAAGTCCGCTCGTGAAATCATGGTCGATGCCGTTAAGGCAGTTCGTGGTGATTCCATGAATCTGTCTGAACGGTCTGACGACTACGTTCAAGCCGCTTTTGACACCATTTCCGTTGACGACCGTAAGGATTCGTCTACTGGTCCTCTGCGCAATGCCGTCGCATCCGTGATGGCAACCATTCCCCAGGACACGTATCAGGAAACGGTGGGAAAAGCCTACCTCCGTCCTCTCACCGCTTCTAAAGGAGCCTGACCCATGGCCGTTGCTTTCACTGCGTCTGGCACCCCCACTGTGGGCGGTGTGCAGACTTCCTATCCCCTCGTTCACGACGCCTTCCTGGAAGGTCAACTGGCCGATGCCCGCAACAAGGTGATTGACTCTTTCGTCAATGAAACCTCTGGCGTGGTGGCTTTCGGCAACCTGCTGGTTTGGAATAGTGGCAGCACTACTGCTGATTCCGCTCGCACCATCTCCGGCACCACTGGCACTGTTGTTGGCCTGAACATTCTCACTTACGTTGACGAAACTGCCCGTGACGCCAATAGCCGCCCCGGCGCGAAAGATCGTCAACTGATGAACGTTTTGCGTCAAGGTGCTGCTGTGGTTTATGTCCATGGCGCCGTTGATCCTTCTACTCCTGTTCGTGTCATTCACACCGCTTCCGGTGTGCAGTATGCCGGTCAATTCTCGGCTTCTGCCGTTAGTGGCCGCACCGCCACTCTTTCTAATGCCGCCTACCTGTCCAAGACCACTGGCAGTGGACTGGCAGTGCTGGAACTGAATGGCCCCACTTTCACTCTCACCGCCAACACCTGAGGTAACTATGTCTGATTATCGTATGGACGAGGCGGGACTGTTTCTTCAGCGCCAACTGGAGTACATTCGCCCGCAAGTGTTTGAGACGGCTTACGCCGACATCAAATACCCCACCCTTTTGCCTGTCACCAGTGAGGCTGGCCCCGGCGCCCAGCAGTTCACCTATCGGGTGATGGACAGCACCGGTAAGTTTGACTTCATTGCTGACAATGCTGATGACCTGCCGCGCTCTGACGTGAGCCAGGTCGAGAAGTCAATCTACTTCCGCTCCATCGGTGGTTCGTTTGGCTACACCGTCCAAGAACTGCGTGCCGCTCAAATGGCCAACGTGGCTCTTGAGTCGCGTCGTGCTGCAGCGGTTCGCCGGGCTTACGAAGAGAAAGTGGAAGACATCGCCATGTTTGGTGATGTTTCCACTAATCTCACTGGCTTCTTCAACAACCCCACTGTGGATGTTGTGACTGCCGACAAGTGGTTTGACACCGCAAGTGTCACCACCACTGAAATGCTTGAACTGCTGAACTATGGTTCCACTGCCATTGTGAATGGTTCAAACATGAAGGAGCAGCCTGACACCCTGCTGCTTCCTTGGGTTGACTATCAAAAGGTCTCCTCCACTCGCAACAGTGATTCCAGTGATCTCACCGTCCTGGAATACTTCCTGCGCACCAACCCCTACATCCGCAACATTGAGCCCATCCTGCAACTGGACAACAGCAAGACCACGGGCAAGCTCAACACCCGTCGGATGGTGTTCTACAAGCGGGACCCTGAAAAGCTCCAACTGCACATTCCGCAGCCCCTGGAACTGTTCCCGCCCCAGCAACGCAACCTGCAGTACATCGTTCCCGCCCATGCTCGCGTGGGTGGCGTAGCGATTTACTACTCCAAGAGCGTTGTCTACGTGCAGCGCAGCACCTGATCCCTGCAAGGGGCGTTAAGCTAATTGGTGACTGTTTCTCCCAAGCAAATGCTGATTGCCTATCGCCCCGAGCTTGAAAACCCCCCGCGAGAAGGTGGCTTTGGTGTCATCGTAGATCAAGGGTTAGTACAACTGGCTCCTGGTCTCAATGCAGACGTACCTGAGCAAGCATGGCAGCAAGCCCGCAATAATGCAGAAGTTAAGCGACTGATGCGCATTGGGGCAATCGAGGAAGTAGTAGAACAAGCAAACGTGCCTGAGGTCAGCGACAACGTGGAACTGCTTTCCAATTTGCCACTGACTGAAGCCCTGCGAACCATTGAGCTAATCCATGATGCAGAACTGCTGCTGAACTGGAAAAAGCAAGAAGGTCGGGTGCGAGTGCGGAACGCAATCGTCCGTCGTCGTACTGCCATCGCTGAAGGTCGTGCCTAATGGTCACTTACTCCGGGTTTTTGGATCGGTTTCCCGAGTTCATCCCCCATCCATCGGGGATTGTCCTCGGGGCTATTGCGGAAGCCTCGGCGGATGTTAGCGAAAGCGTGTTTGGCTCACAGTCAGATCGCGCCATCAAGCATCTTGCAGCCCACATCATTGCCTCGCAACTTGTCCAAATGGGAGCGCAAATTGGTGCCACTGACGGCAAGGTCTATGGGAAAGGGCTAGAGGCAACGCAATATGGACAGGAGTATCTAAGGATGCTCAACAGTTGTTCTTCCACCATTGGTTTTGTTGTGTGAAGAGATGAATGGACTATCGCCACTGGCAAACGCAACCCTTATCTGGGAAGTGGCTAGTGGCTACGCCCTAGATCCTTTCACTCAAAACTATCGCCCGGTTTCCAGTGGTGTGGTGTACTACGCCACCCTCAAGCAAAAGAACAATCCACGGTATGACTACCTTTTAGGTGCTGATCATACTGCTGTGTATATGGAAGGGCGCTTGACTGGTCCATTGGCACTTTCGGGAGTTAGTGCTGGTGCTTCAGCCAAAGCAACAATCAATGGAAGGGAAGGACGATTTGAACTACTGCCTAACGAACATCTTGTGGAACACTATTGGCAGTTTCTAGGACAACCAATCAGGGGAGTGTTTAGACTGATTGGTAAAGGAAGCGTCTTGAACGCTTAACCATTTTCCCCCTCCTTTGTTTTTTTAAGACAATGCTCTTCCATCCGACTGAACTGGTTAAGAGCCAAGACGTTATCCTGCGTGTTGGCTCCATCACCGGCACCGCCCGTCCTATCATCACTCAATCTGGCGCCACTTTCACGGTTAGCGGTGCTCCCACTCTCTATACGCTCCAGGCTGCTACTACTGCCAGCATTGCTTTCAATGATGGCAATACCGAGTTTTATCTTCTCGGCGGCGGTGGCTTCTCCGACAGCGTGATTGTCACTGCTGGCTTGACTGTTTCCGTCACTTCCTATTTCCAAAAGGACGTTGATGGCACCACGTTCCTGCCGAATAGCTTTGATGAGGCATTCCAGATTGTTACCACTGCCCGGTACGACAAGAACGCTGAAGTCTACTTTGAAATCAACAAAGAGCTTGGCGCTTCTGGCACTACGTTCTACTACGACCGAGTGGCTGGCGTGTCGCGGGTGATGAACTACAACGAAAGCTATCCTGCAGACAACCTTGTCGAAGTCACCTTTGACCTTGTGAGCCGCAGCCGCTACGGCATTCACCAGTCTGCGACCAGCAGTGGCAGCATCATTCCGATCGCTCCCAACTCCTGATAGTCCTTTCCATCGTTCCTTTGTTAGCCTCCCCATAGCGGGAGGCTTTTTATTTTGACCAATCTTGAACTACGGCAAAAGCTAGAGGCAGTGTTAAGTTGTCCACCTAACCTCATTGGCACTTACACGCTGCCCAATGGCCAAGCAATTCCGGCTATCTACATGACAGGAACGCAAGGTGTACCGGCAGACTGGAAAGTGCAGGGCCTTGAAGTGACAATGGAGGAAATGCCAAGGCGATCACCAATGGCGGGAGTGGGAATCGTCGTCAGCCGTATGGCATGGGTGGTGATGCTAGTGAACTACAATGGCGGCACCAATGCGTTGGATCAGGCAGTGAGCAGGCTAGAGCGAGTGTTTCCCGATGCCACTTTCTCTCCATCGCCCGAAACGGACATTGCATATGGTCAGTATCGAATTGTCATCCCTGATGTGCAAGTGAGACCAGTGCTGCGGCCATGAAAATGCTGTCAAGCGATTGCGGTAGCGCATGGCTTTTCAATGTAAAGAGAGAAGAGGATCAGCTAGTTGCTGGCCTTGCCTGCTTCGTCAGCAATTCTCCGGAGCAAGTCATTGTGCAATGGAGAGGCGAAAGGCTAATCCTTGGACTTCCCCATCGTGCCGTGTCTAATCCCATGCCGTGTCGTGTGCTGAATGCTAGACTTGCGCTGCTTAATTGATTTTCATGAGCCAATACAGCGAGTTTTTCTTGATTGGCAGCCCAAAGTATGCTGCCATTGCTGCTGCTTTGCGGCTTCGCAGTTACGGCAGTTGGCTGACTGAGGAACTGTGGCTGCGTGATGCGCAGACCAAAAAGCGGGCTGGGTTTTCAATGAAGGCCATTCGTTTGGCGCGACGCATTGCGGCACAGAAAGGCATTAGCGAGGACGATGCGTTTGACCTCCTTCAGTCTGATGGCCCCGAAAGGCAAGAGGTGCTGGGGGACTTTGCAGAAGAAGCGGCAGCGTTGTTTGCTCTCCTTCCATCGCCTCAAGAGCAATTTGAGGAACTGGTGACAAAGTTCTTCCAGAATCGCGGGGAGGTGAAAAAGGGCACGGAATGGACCTCTACGCCCGACTGGAGCCGGGAGGACACTGGCAAGCTCACCAAGACCATGCTCGATGCCGTAGAGGCTTTCATGGCCCAGGAGGAGGGCTCTAGCAATACTGAGACCGAAGAGGACGACGCCCCAAAGGAACAAGGCTAGAGCGGCTAGAAAGATACACTGAAGCCACGTTAGCCCAGTCCACGGATTGGGCTGCGTTGTATTGCCGCATTCAGGCACTTGCCATTGCCGATCCCATGTTTCATGCGGAGCGGTTTGGGAAGGTGCCAATCAAGTTGTTGCAAGCCATGCTGGAGCAGGCCAGCACAGAGCAGCAACGCCTAATTAACGCCCACAGCATGAGCACGGCCAAGCTCGCCGTAACAGTTGTTCGGGCACTAGGCGGGAAAACGGCACAAGCTAAAGTGGATGACTTCTTGCCATTTGAGCAAGCTAAGCCTAATGCCATCAGTAGCGAAACCAAGGAGGCCCTGCAATGGGCGCTGAAAACTCATAGGCTTCCCCCTGTTATCGTGGGACTAATTGGGGCGGAACTAGCACGCTAATGGCACGCAATAATTACGACTCCATGCGCATGATCGCTAAGACCATTTCACTACCGAGTGAAGTGTTCAAAGAGCTTATGGATAGGGTATCAGTGGAGTTTCAAGGGGCATTTGAGCTTGACTATTCTTATGATCGCCCAGAAGGGATTAGCGTGATCCGAGAGAATGGAGTGCCAAAGATTGTTAGGGGCAGCACGGGAACGTTAAGGGAAAATGGCGACCACTTGTCAGAAGAAGGCGATTTGCCTTATGCTCCACGCGACATTGTGGACTTGGGCGCATTGCAAGATAGCCAACAGCGCATCGACATGCCCAATGCGACGCTGTTTCGATGGACAGGCAATGGAGAAAGAGACTATGCCTTGTTTGTGCATGATGGCTATACGCCAAAGCTACTGGGCAGAGATTGCAGGCCAGTGCCAGGAAGGCCGTGGACTTTGCCAGTGCTGCTTAGAATGAGAACAACGATTGCCGAAACCAAAAAGCGGCGACTTAGAGGAGGCTGATTGTGCCTAACGCGGGATACGAAGTTTTATTCACTACCAATGCCCAAAAGGTAGAGCGGGAGATTAAAAGCCTGCATCGGCAAGTTGGAATGCCGATCGTTCCGAAGGTAGAGCGGGAGATTAAAAGCCTGCATCGGCAAGTTGGAATGCCGATCATTCCGACTGTTGACCTTTCGGAACTCAAGGCGCTCAATGCTGAGCTTGATCTAAAGCAACGTCACCTTCGCCAGACCATTGCGTATTTCAAGCAGAACCAGATCAAAGCGAGCATGGATTTGTCCATGCCTGCTCTTACGCCAGCGGCACTACAGAAAGCGCTGCCGTCTGCTGAAATCAAGAAAGTCGCTCAGCAACAAGCCAAGCAACTTCAGGACGCCTTTCGATCTGTTGGTGGGCAATCAGCAGTTATTGATGTTGAAATTAAAGACTTAAGCCCTGCGAGTATTGAGGTTGTCAGGAAAAGGCTCGTCCAGTTAACTCAGCTTACAAAGCGGCGGAGGACAGAGCTTGAGCAAATGGCCGCTGTTGCGCAAGAAAAAGGGATTGCCCTTCCAAGTTTGCAAGGTGTTGCAAAGCCAACAATTAAGCAATTCCAACAAGCCTTGACGCAAGGCTTCCAGGAAGCGGGAGATGATGCGCTTATTGGTTTTGTCAATAGCTTGGCTGCGGGGAATACAAAGGCGGGAAAGGCAGCGGCAGGTCTTGGCGCGGCAGTGCTGCGAGAGCTTAAACAAGTTCTCAGGATTCAATCACCGTCAAAAGAGACAGAAGAGGATGGGCGGAATGTCGTTGACGGACTGACCCTGGGTATCAGCAGGCAGGCCGACAAAGCAGTTCAAGCGGCCCGTAACTTAGCCAAAGAAGTGGCTGCGGCTATGGACCCAGCCAACATCCCGCAAGGCCCTCGGCGGCAGGCTGCTGCCGCAGCAATGCGCACACCGGACCTCTCTGGTTCGTGGTTCTCTCAACCTGCACCGCCGCGTCAGATCGCTGATCCATGGGCCGATGCTCCGCTTTCGAGAAGAGAGCGTGAAGCTCAAATGCGAGCACAATTAAAGGCTATTGGGATTGTGCATCTTGAGCAGAAAGCTCTTGATGACCTTGCTGCTTCCTACAATCGCGTAACCAATGCTAAGGCCAATACTGCTACGGCGGGTAATCAAGGAATTGCAGGGTTATTGCCTGCTGCTGGGCAATCTTCTGCGTCTCGGATGATTTCTGACGGCCTAGCTGGAACTTTCTTGCGGGCGCCAGACATTTCCAAGCTCAAGGCAGACGCCAAAAAGATTGAGGGAAGTAATCGCTCTTTACTTGAGTTAGGTGATCGTCTTGCCGCGACCACCATGCGGCCTGGATATTACCGTCGCGCCATTCGTCGGGTTGGCATTGAGAACTTGCCAGTTGACATTGTAGGGGCAGCGAATGAGCGATCCGAAAAGCCCGTAGAAGCGATGGTGAGGCGAATCATTGGCCAAAAGGGCGAATTGGAACGAGCGCTGGATCAAGCGTTTAAGTCGCCAGGGAAGGCGATTGCCAATAATGGGGCAAAGGCTGGAAAGGACTTTGCAGAAAAGCTTGCCGATGGTATTAACAGTGGTGTTGCCAATGTCGTAGCGGCGGCAAGGAGACTTTCTGGCCGACTGAACACCGCAGCGGGGGGAAGTGGTGCTGGTGGTACTGGTGGTGGAACGGGCGGGCGCGGGGGAGGCGGCGGAGGGCAAGGCCCGCAAGGTCCAGGCGACAGCGATTTACCCTTCCTCCCTGGGCGCAGACTGGGCGATGTGAGAGTGAGTGGCCGCAGGATTAAAGGCTTGTATAGCGAGCTACAGCAAATAGATCGACTAATTAACAAGACTCCCATTACAGACGATCTTTTCTCTAGGCTACAAGCTCGTGCCGGTGTTACCCAAGGCCAGATTGAGCGTGCTCAAAACATTGGGCAAGTGCAGCGACTGCGAACAAGCTCTGAGTTCTTTGAGGAAGGTTCGCTTATTCGTGTTAATAAGGCACTTCAAGCCTTGCAGATTGAGGCGTCTGAAATCAAGCCGAACACGAAAGAATGGAATGAATATCAAAAACAAATTGCCGCATTGGGTCGTCACCTAGAAAAGACTGGAGAATCCGCACGACTTATCTCGCTGAATGAGCTTAGCAAGTCAGTTCCCCAAGCTTCTCTTACTGCATTAAGCAGCAAGCTAGAGGCATTACGGCTTCAAGTGAAAGACTTAGAACCCAATACTGAACCTTGGCGAAGAATACAAAATCAAATCAATCAGACCACGCTGGCCTTGGAAAGGGCGAATAGAGCGGAACAGCGAAGCATGTTGATGGCGCGAGAGCAATCCGCCCCCGAAGGTTCAGTGGCGCAACTGCAAGCAAGAATTGCAAGGCGTCAAATGGTCTTGGAACGTCTCTCTCCAGACACGGCCAAGTATTCTGGCTTCTCCCGAAAAATCCAACAGGATGAATTGCGCGTAGAACGCATCACCCGCAAGCCTCTCACGATGGGAGAGAGGAGCGGCGCTGCGGCTGGCGCGGTACTGTACGGTGGTGGCCTTGCCGGAAGCCCGCTGAGCGCTGTTGGCGGTCTTGCTGGCGGTCTTGCTGGCGGCATTCCCGGTTCATTTACTGGTGCCGCTATTGGCCAAACGGCTGATCAACTTGTCGCCGCTGCCAGTGCCTCTGCCACCTACGCGGCTTCGTTGTCTCGCCTTAGGATTGCTCTTGCTGGCGTCAGTGGTAGTTTGGAAAACTACCAAGCCAACCTCAAGGCTATCAATAGCATCAGCAATACGTTTGGCATGAGCCTTGACAAGGTGATTCAGCCTTATACCAAACTGCAAGCCTCTGTGTTGGCGGCAGGCTATAGCGCACAAACTACAAAAGAAATCTTTGAAGGCGTTACTGCCGCCTCCATTGCAACTGGCGGTAGTGCAGAAGACCTTGAAGGCTCCATGCGTGCCGTTACGCAGATCTTTGCAAAAGGCACTGTCCAAAGCGAAGAACTTGTCGGTCAGTTGTCGGAGCGCATTCCGGGTGCGTTTGCTTTGTTTGCAAAGTTCAACAACATGAGTACGGCTTCGCTCAAGGAAGCATTAGAGCGAGGGCAAGTGGGGCTAGACAATTTCATCAAGTTCAACAAGGGACTACTTGAAACCTATGGGCGGTCGGCACGAGAAATTGCCAAAGGTCCTGAATACGCTGGGCAGCGTTTAGAGGCTGCCTTGAAAAGGCTCCAAGCCTCTGTTGGTGCAGCGCTTGCCCCGACTGGCGCCGCCTTTCAGGACTGGGCCGCTGGTGTTGTAGATGCCTTTGAGCGCGTCATCAAGAAAGCGCAAGAGTATAAACTGCTGAGCAGCCAACTTTCGCCCGGCGGCATTGTCGAAGAAATCTTGATAGGAAAGCGTACCGAGCAAAGCCTGCTTGATGACATCAAAAAGGCAAGGGCTCAACTTAAAGCAATGAAGGAAGAACTCAAGGCAACTACCCCTGGGCTTTCATACGGGCCTTTTGGTGTTATCAAGAGTCCCTACGATGTAAAGAAAAATGAAGTTACGGAAAAAGAGAAGCAACTTACCACCCTGAGCGCAGCGGAAGCAATGTTAAGGCGCCAAGAGGAACTGACTAGGAATGAAGCAAAAGAACAGGTCATAGCGGCGGCTGAGGAGCGCAAAAAGCAATTCGCCTCCTTGGCTCAAAGCTATGGCGAATTGATGAGCCAAAGAGACAAGGATTTAGCGCAAACCAGAAAGGATCACGAAAACGACTTGCAAGAATTGAGAAAGAATCATGCAAAAGAAATGCTTGATTTTGAGGACACGCTTGCGGAGGAGCGGCGATCCACTGAGCTTGAAATTGCAAGAACTCGTCGTAGTATTGAAAATGATGCCTATGACATTGCCGCGCAAGAGCAAATCTTACTGGCAAAAGCAAGAGGTGAAGATACCGCCGTCATGGAGAAAGAGCAAACTTTTAGGCAGCGAGTGCGTGCAGACAGGGAAGCAGTACTTCAACTAGAAGAAAGTCAGATCACAAAGCAGGAAAACCGCCAAAAAGCTCTTGATAAGATGCGTAAGCAAAATGCCGAAGAAATCAATCAACGGGCGGAAGCACATGCAAAGCGAATTAAGAGCATAGGCGAAGAATACGCAAAAAACGTGTCCAAGTTTCTCACAAAAGCAGCCGTTGATAGTGGGCAAACACTAGAGAAAACCACCCAAAGGATTACGCTGCAACACATTATGTTGCTCATGGCCACGCAGCGGGTGCAGGGCGGCCTACATCCTTACAAAGACGCTAGTGGCAAAATTGCCGACGAAATCCAGCGCCTACAGAATAAAATTGACGAATTAGGCGGCGACTTCAAGGCTTTTCGCTCGCCCGCCCCATCGGACACTTCACCCAAGCAACTGGGCCAAGGCGGCCCGGACATGCCTGACTGGGTAATAGCGCAGGCTCAAAACAAGCCAGTCCCTGAATCCTCAAAGTTGTACCCCGCTGACAACAGGCAATACACTCCGCATCCCTATGCTATTGCAGGGCGAGATGCCAGCGGAAGGCTAATCATTGGCCCTAGGCCAGGCGCGACTCCTCCGACGCCAGGGATGGAGCAAACGAGGGCCACTGATGCGCAACAACTGCAAAATGAAAAAGAATCACGGACCAGTGCTCGCACGAAAGACCTGATGCAGAGGTATAATGACTTGCTGGAGCCGCTAGTGCAAGCCAAGAAAACGACTGGCGAGCAAAATGATCTTATTGATATTCAAGCGGATCTTCTACATAGAGGTGTCAATCCAGCGCTGATTGAATCTCTATCTATTTCCATGCAGCAAGGCAGGCAAGCGAGAGAAGGGATTAGACAAGAGCAAGAAGACTATGCAAAAAAGTTGGCCAAGGGCGATCTTGACCAACAGCAATATGGAGAATTGATGCAGCTTGCAAGCAAGCTGAACGAGACACTAAAAGAGACGCTGGCATTGTCCGATCAAGAAATAGCCAAAAACAAGCAAATCGGAGTTGCACTTAGGACTAATCTGGATATAGCCCAAAGAAGTGCATTGTTACGAGCAGCACCTGGCCTGCAAACAAAAACAGCGGAATTGATGCTGGAGGGCATGTGGGATTCGGGGAAAGCCTCAAGGTTCGCCAAGGTTTTAATGAACCTAGAAGGGAATGAGCGCATTAAGGCTCAATTCACCAATCTTGGAGAAACACTTAATTCGACACTCGGAAATGCCATCGTGAATGTGACTGCAGATTGGGGTAATTTCTCTGAGGCGCTTCAAGACTCCGCAAAAACGTTACAGGATGCCTTCAAGCAACTTGCGAATGCAATCATTAACGAAATGACTCGCGCATTGGTCAACAAGGCTGTTGGGTGGCTTATGCGAGTTGCTGGTTTTGGGGCACCATTGGTGGGCGAAGGTCTTCGTGGCGACACCGGCATTGACTTTTCGCAGTTCATGCCTCGTGGCGACACCGGCATTGACTTTTCGCAGTTCATGCCTCGTGGCGACACTGGTATTGATCTGTCACAGTTTATACCTGGTGGCGACACTGGCATTGACTTTTCGCAGTTTATACCTGGCGGCGACACCGGCATTGACTTTTCGCAGTTTATGCTTGACAATCAAAAGGCTTTTAAGTTTGCCAATGGAGGAATTGTTACTGGCCCGACTCTTGGCCTTATTGGTGAGGGGCGCTACAACGAAGCCATCATTCCAATGCCCAACAATCGGGCAGTGCCAGTGGACTTAAAGGGAAGTGTCGGCGGCAATTATTCCACCTCCATTGCAGTCAATGTCAACAATTCTTCTACTGGCGCTACTGCCGAATCGCAAATCACTGGCGATCAAGGCAATAAGCTTGCTGGAGTGCTGGATAAAGCCGTCAAGCAAGCTATCCTTAGTGAACAACGGCCTGGAGGACTCCTATATCGCCAATGACGCTTGCTCCTAGTGGCATCATCAACGAAGCACGGAGTCTTGTTGAGGATACCCGCCTAGACCTTTTCATTATTGATGGATCTGCCGTGTTCCCTAGCGCCGGTCCCGCTATTCAGTATCTTGTCAGCCCTGAGCAATCTGGCGGCCAGACCATTGAATACGTGGACGATGGCGGCACACTTCGCACTTACCTTCCCGTGCCAATTTCTGCCGCTGGCTTTGAGCTAACTGGCAGTAACCGCCTCCCCTCTCCATCGCTCACGATTGCCAATGTTGACCGCGCTTTTACCGTTCTTTCGGAAAGCTACGATGACTTGCTTGGATTTCGCTTTGTGCGGCTTTCTACTTACGCCAAGTTTGTCCGTCGCATTGGTGGCGGAGCGGTACAGGGTTCCTATGATGCGAGTGCGCATCATGCGCCAGACGAATGGTACATCAATCGCAAGGCAGAAGAAACCAAATTAACAATCACCTGGGAATTGGCCTCTGTGTTCGACAATGAGGGGATAACTATTCCGCGACGACGCATCTATGCCAATTATTGCCCATTCGTTTATCGCGGTCCAGAGTGCCAATGGGCGGGAGCAGAGCCTGGCGGGGAATCAACCTGCAATAAGAGCTTAGAAGCGTGCGAGCGTAGGTTTGGAAATGCTGGGCTACGATTGCGGTTTGGGGGATTCCCTACGGCACAGGTTTGACCATGGAGATTACACCGACCATTCTTAAGGCCATTGCAGCACATGGTCAAGAGGATGCACCAAATGAGGCGTGTGGCGTGTTAGCGAATGAAATGGCTATCCCATGTATCAACACTTCTCCATGGCCAACCAAGCGCTTTGAGATGAATCCAACGGTTTGGCTTGATTATGACGTAGAGGGTTTTTATCACAGCCATCCAGAAGGAGAGCAAGGCTTTAGTGAGCAGGATTTGCAAATGGCCAAGTTCCTTGGTATTCCCTCCATCGTCTACATCGTTATCACTGATACAGTGGAGATACTTAGTGAAGACGGCAGTTTTTCACGAATTGAGGGAATCAGCCAATAATGAAAATTGTTCTAAAGGGCATTGCTGGCGAACGGTTTGGGGCGGAGCATAGCCTGAATGTACGCACACCGCAAGAAGCGTTGCAAGCCCTGTCAATTCTGGTGCCAGGTTTTCGCAATTTCTTAACAGTAAGCCATGAACATGGCATCTACTGGAAAGTATTGACGAACCATTGGGGGCAGGGCATTGAATATGGCCAACTGACCATGCAATGCAGCGAAATGGTGCTGGTGCCCATTATTAGTGGTGCAGCACCTGGAGGCTTCTTTGATAGCAGCCTAGGGCGGATTCTGACTGGCGCAGCACTCGTGGTCACGTCATTCCTGCTGGCCCCTGCAGCGGCTGGTACGGCTGCCACGTTAATCAAGAGCGGCCTATTCACGTTGGGTGGCTCCATGGTCCTCGGAGGCATTGTGCAAGCCCTCACGCCTGGAGTGCCGCAACGCAAGACCAGTAGCTCTGGAGAGCGCAAGGACACAGACGCAGTGGTGTTTGATCGTGCTGCTGATACCACGTCTCAAGGCGTGCCAATCCCCGTGCTTTATGGAAGGTACTTAGTGAGGAGTGCGCCCGTATTATCCTCTTATGTTTCAGATGACAATAAGGGCTATTGGCTGGGGCTGGTATCAGAAGGGCCAATCAAAGGCTTTGTTGGTGTTGGCCCCATCGCAGACAATGTTTATGTTAATGGCGCCAGATTTTCTGGCTTTGCTGGCTACAACGCGCAGTTTGTTGACGGCAATCAATCTTCCAGTGGTGATTACATTACGCTGGTCAAAAGTGCTGGCTTCCACATTCCAGTGCAGCAAGACTTTGTGGCGGGCAATTATGCACCAACTGTTCGCAGTTTCACTCAAAAATACGCAGATCGAATCAGGCTTAGATTTCGCTATGGTCCGGTGTATGCACAAGTTACGCGAACTACTGGTATTAACACCAACAATGATGTTGTAACCAAGATCTCCTACTTGCCCGTCAATGGCAGCAGCGACATCACTTGGACGCCCATTGGATGGAATGTCAAACTACTTGCAAATGGTGTGCCATTTAGGGATGATAACTATTACGAAGCCGGGCCAGCTTTGGCCACTAAGATTCGCAACATTTCGTATGATTGCACGGGACGGGACATGCCAATCTCATTGTCAGTGCAGCGCATTGACACTCCAATTCCCGAAGGACAGGAAACTAGCATCACCACTGGCAAGACCAGTAGCACTCAAGTCAACCTGACCAAAGGAGATTTTCAATGGGTGAGTGCTGATGTGGAATGGGACGAAAGACTGCTGTATCCCACGTCCGCATTGTTGGCACTGGAGTTCAACACAACGGACTTTACCAGTATTCCGCAAATTGGCATCTTGGCCGAAGGGCGCATTGTTCCCACCATTGATTCCTCTCTCAACGTTTCATACGAATACAGCAATAATCCGGCCTATGTACTGCTGGACTTACTCACTAATCCTCGCTTCGGCCTTGGTGGAAGGTCTTATACACTTGCTGGCACTGGAACAGTAGTGAATCAGCCTGGCATCAAAATGACTAATGTGAGCTTGGCCGCATTCAAGAAGGCTGCTGACTATTGCGACCGCAATAACGTACGCTTTAATGCCTATCTAGATAGTGATGCCGATTCCTATGAAGTGGTACAGAATGTTGCATCAATGTTTCAAGCGCAGGCTTTCTATGCTGGCAATTCCATTTTCCCGACCGTTGATGATGTGGTCAATGATGAAGACTTTAGGTTATTTTCTGAGGCCAATGTCCTGCAGGAGGAGAGCGATGGTGAAATCACAACTCCAGCATTCCGCTATGAAGGCACTGCAAGAGCGGCGCGGCAAACTGCCGTGCAGGTTAGCTACAACGATGAGCGCGACTTCTTTGCTGAAAAGAAAGTATTGGTGGAAGATCGTGAAGCTATTGCCCGCTATGGCTATCGCCTAACCGAAATCCGGGCATTCGGAGCCACCACAATTCAACAAGCCGAACGAGCGGGCAGGTATTTTCTGGCCACCAATTTGGCCAATGGTGAAACCGTATCGTTTTCGCTGTCCAGTGAAGGCGCTTTGCTTTTGCCTGGCGACCCCATTTTGATTGCCGATCCATTGAAGCATGGTTCTCGTCTTGGAGGGCGAATTATTAGCGCCACGGCATCTTCAATCGTCATTGATGGCGACTTGCCAGGTGGACTTACGGGCTATAACCTTTGGACCTATGGCAGCACTGGCGTAGCACAGCGCGTACCTGTTGCGTCAATCGTTGACCGTACGATCACTACCACCCAGCCCTTTCCATTGCTCCCTACCCCGCAGCAGAATTGGCTCATTGCTCGTGATCGTTCTGACGCAATGTTTAGGGCATACAAGGTGCAATCCGTTAAGGAAGGCGCCGGCGGGTCCTATGACGTGGTGGCAATTCGATACGATGAGGCCAAGTTTGATTATGTGAACAATGGTCAAGGTAGCCCAGCATCGGCGCAACGTGCTGCACTACGTCGCCACGATACGGACAACCTTGCGATAGCAACAAACGACATTAGCTTTACGATCAAAGCACAATGAAAACAGTCACGATCACTTGGCAGCCTCCATCGTTCCTGCCCTACACGGTCCTGTCCAATGTCATGCCTGGCGCAGTGTGGGCTGCAAGCACTGCAGATCCCAGGATTGGTAGTTACATTGTTGAACGTCGCTATCGACTGAGTGATGATTTTGAACGAGTAGGCGAGGTGACAAGTCCTTCTATTGACATCTCATTAGAAGATGCCTACGAATTGCAGGTAAGGGTGCAGACCGTGTTGGTGAATGGAGATAAAACCAGTTTTGCAACGACTGGCTTGCGGCCTATCATGGGAATGGAGGCTTTGTTTAAGGAGCCTACCAACGTCTTTCTATTGGCCATTGTCTAATGACTGCTGTTCTTTCACTGGGCGTGGAATATGGCCTGACCGTAAGGAAGGAATATCAAGCGCGTGTTTTTACGATTGCGCAATCGTCTGGCACCACTCCGGCAGAAGTGTTCAAGGAGGGACGGCAATACGAAATCAAAACCGTGCCAATTCCTGATGCGGCAGCAGTCAAGTTGGATGAGCAACTGGCGGCGTTGAATGGCGGGCTGTTCGTATCCCAATTTTTCATGGACGAAGTGCCGTATTACTACCGCCTTGATCCTGATGAATGGTCGTGGCAAACGATTGGACCGAATGCAAACATTGTCTCTTTCGCCGCAAAACGATATTTTCCTGAAGCCTACGAAGTGACAGTACAAGGTAGCGCTACGCTGAGGATAAGGCGTGCCGGTTTTGGGGATGGCTACGAGCAAATCAGTAGCGATGGCATCAATCCGAGAGGGCAGGCCTATGAGATTACTACTGTCCCACTAATTGAAAGCCATGCTCAAGCCCTTGATGCTGCACTGTCCAGTCTTAATGGCTCTTATTTCTGGAGCCGGATTGGCAGCGACACTCAGCCTTGCAAATACCGTCTTGATCCTTTCTCCTGGAATACCGGCTATGAAGGCCCCAATCGCACCAGTTTTACTTTTAAGGTGAAGCGAGCTTTTGACCCATAGGCTTGTTACAATCAGCATTGACAGTGAAAGATTATGCCTCCTCTCTACGGTCGTGATGCCAACGGCAATGATGCCTATATCAATGCGGCTGGGAGCGGCACGGCAAGTTCTCCGTATTCCACGGTGCATGATGCCGTGGCATTTGGCCTGCTGAGCGCTCAAGTTGATGGTGCGGCCAGCGCAGACGTAGTGACAGCCGTGAGCGGCTACAAGGTGCGAGTGCTGGGACTGGCCCTAACGGCTGATGCGCCGTGCTCTTTGCGGTTCCAGACGGGCGGAAGCGGCAATCTGACTCCACGGTTGCGAGTGCCTTCGGGCGGTACCGTCACCATCAGTAACGACTTGGGGCTTTTTGATACCACGGCGGGCGACAAGTTGAACGTGGTACTGAGCGGTGTTGCCAATTATGGCGTTCTTTGCACCTACCGCTTGATTTGATTATGAGCACCTTCCTGCCATTGCGGGACATTCCGCAAATTGACATTACGCTGTTTGAGCGTGATTACTTTGATGGCATTGGTTTTGTGTTGCAGGATGACAATGGAGACCCTATCGACCTTTCCAGTGCCACAATTTGTGCCTCAATTTATCAAACTACGGCTTCTGGAACCAGCAGCATTGTCACGTCGTTTAACGTGCAAAAGGAGGAGCCATTCACAAATGGAGCCTTGAACCTGTGGCTTTCGTCGGCTCAAACGCAGACCGTATGGTCAGCCTATCAAGGTTACACGACTGGCAACTACCACTTGTTTGTTCCATCGGCTTATGCCAATGAGCAAAGCACAATGGAGCAAACCAACTTGACTTGGGACTTGCGAATTGAGGTGCCGGAGAAGGCGGCAGATCTTTTGGCCGTTGCTAGTGGTGTTTTTACAGCACAAACTGCGCCACGCATCGCCTCTACAGATCGTTTGGCTTTTAGCGGCACCACATCCTCGGGACTGAATTGCAACTTCACCACTGCGAGCCCATTGTACTCTGGGGCCACAAGTGTCAGCCAAGTGTCTCCCTATCGCTTTACCATTGCTTCTCTTTCTGGTACCACGAATAGTGCATTGGGCGGAGCTTTGTATAAGCTGAAGCAAGACACGGTTATAGTGGGAAAGATAGTGGTCGCACAGACCGTCTCTAACTGTTTTGCATAACCATGGCTGATTTGAGGGAAGGCATTAGCGTTGTCACGGTAGGAAGAACGACGCCCATCCCTCCAGGGCCTCAGCCTGCCGCCAAGAGCCTTCCGGTGGTGCTGGCCACGGACACTGAGGCTGTGCCAGTGCGAGTGGCGAACCAGCAGATCACAGAGGTTTCGCTGAGTCTGCTTGGTGTCCCCCGCTCAGAGGTGGCGCTTGGAATCTTCGCGGACGTGACCACCTATGACATTAACCAAAACGAATGGCAGAGCCGAGGTGGACTTGGCACCATTGCGAGCGCAGGAACCACCACGCATATTCCCGCTGAAAGCGCAGCCAAAGTTGCCTGTAGCGCTGCCACGACGCCACGCAATCAACTGCTGAGCAGCAAGCGCTTCTTCCGCTATCAGCCTGGCCGTGTGAGTAGCTCCACGTTTGGCGTGAGGATGACGATTAGTGCCGACGGTGGTGACATTAAGAAGTGGGGATCATTTGACAGCAATGATGGTTACTACTTTGAAGTGCAGGGAGGCTCACAGACTGGCACCGATAAGGAGACAAACTTTTATGTGGTGAGACGAACAAGCGCTTTTGCGTCTTACTCAACACTGGCGCCCAATACTGCCGCTGGAGAGATTGGCACGATTGGCAGCAGCCTGGTCATCAAGCGTGATGGTCTCACCTATGTTCATGCAGGGCTCTACGACGAAAGCCTGCGAGTGGCTGGCGGGACTGGCGGCAGCACCATTGAAACAGGTTCTGCATTGTCCTTCTCTGTGCCTGCAGACTATCGCTACACCTATGAGTATCGAGTACCACGAAAGTATTTCTCCTCTGACCGCATGGACGGTCTTACCAGCACTCAATACTATGCCGACGAAGTGCCCGGCAAGGCATCGTTTGGCCTGACGTTTGGTGGCACGGCTAGCGCACCAATTCCGAATTACACCAATGGCGACGTGGTGGAAGATGAGGATGGCAATGTAGTTGCCGATGAATCGCTCTGGGATTTGAACTTCTCACGAGTGACCATGTATAAGATTGAATACTCGTGGTACGGTGCCGTTGGTGCCAAGTTTCTAGCCTATGTTCCCGACAAGGACGATCCGTCTCAGGCGCGATGGGTGGCCATTCACCACCTTCGCGTCAGCAACCAAATCATCACCCCGAGTCTGGGTAATCCCACTCTGCCTCTGAGTTACTACGTTCAGAAGCAAAGCAGCGCCAATGAAGTAGCGTTGTTCAAGTATGGCGCAAGTTACTACATTGATGGTGGCGACAAGGGGACTATTGTTGCTCGTTCCATCGCTAATTCTGCCGACCGCGCCATTACGGTATCTGGCGAAGCGCTGATTGCGTTGCAGGTTAAGAATGCCATCAATTCCATTCGCAATCGGATGCAGGTATATCCCACTCGACTGAGTGTAGGGGTGAATGGAAGGGCCGTAGTTTCGCTGGTCAAGAATCCAACGCTCGTGTCCGGCGTCCCAACCTTTACTAGCGCCAATGCTTTGAGTCCAATCAACACTTTCATAGGCACCAGTGTTCCGATCGTAAGTGGCGGCACAACTGTTGCCACGTTCTATGCAGGCGATGGAGGGAACGAATACGACCTTTCGCCTTATTTTGCGTTTAACAAGGACTACCTTTCTTTCCCATTGGCTGCCACTTCTGGCGATACGCTGTATGTTTTTGTTCGTGGTGCTGCGGCTACCATTAGTGGCAGTGCTGCTATCACTTGGGAAGAGCAGGTGTGACTGTTTCGGGGTACTACCAAATTGCAGAAGATCAGCAGCCAGCAGGCTATGGGCTTGTTGACTCTGAACTGATTGACTTCACCACGGGCGATACGCTTATCGACTTGGACGATGGCCTGCCGCTAACTGGAGACACGCAAGAAACTGTCATTAGCGCATCTGGAGCTTTTCCGGTAGCCCTGATGAACAGTGCTGCCATTCCAGTGGAGGTGGTGAACCAGTCGGTTAGCGAGGTGGAGATTGGCCTGCTGGGTGTCCCTAGGGCTGAAACGGCACTTGGCATTTTGGGACTGGTCAACACTTATGGCTTGGACCTGACTTTATGGGGGCTTGCGCCAGGCGGTCTATCGCTGTATCAGTATTTCCGCGATCCAAACACTTGGACTTTTCAAGTGAAGGATGGCATTGAGTATGGCTGGTTTGCGCGACACCTTCCCAAGGAAGCGGCTTTACAGGTTTATGCTTTGCCTCCAGAGAAGAGCTACGAATATCTAGAAGATGATGGTACTGGCCGGTATCCTGGAGGCTACACCGATGGGGTGATTACAAACTACATTGAAAGCAAGCGCACGTTCAGGTATCAGCCCGGTCGGATTACTGGTGTGACGATGGGCGTACGAATGTCCACTGATAGTAATTGGCCTGGAGAATCCATCTCTTGGGGGTGCCGCAATTCCTACGGCGATGGCTATTACTTTAGGCTGGACAAGGGTACTGATTTGTATGTGGTCAGGGAATCACCGGGCTTGCCAACACTTGTAGTACCAAGAGAACAATGGAATGGCGATCCTGTCACTGTTGAGGCTGGCGATACGGGGTGGAATCTTGACGTGTCAAAAGTGACAATGTTCAAGATTGAGTTTGGCTGGTATGGCGCCATTGGAGCCACCTTGTTCGCCTATGTGCCTATTGACCATGACAATGCACGATGGGTGAAGTTACATTCATTTAGAGCAGAGAACCAGAACACTGTACCGAGCCTGAGAAGTCCGTATCTGAGGATTTTTATTCAGGCAACACAAACTGCTGGTGCAAGCACTCCGGCCTTCGTTAACTTGTACGGTAGTAGCGTCTACATTGATGGTGGCGATGATGGCACACTACAAACCGCCAGTGCTTCAACACCAACAGCAGCAACAATCACCAATCAGGCTCGTTCAATTATTGGCCTACTGCCTGCCACTAGGATCAATGACATTCCGAATCAGAAAACACTATTCCCGACATCGCTATCATTTTCCTCCGACTTGCCAGCCAGGCTTGATCTGATGGTCGTGAATCCTGGAATTGGCAATAGTGAAAGCTATGGCTATGGCCATGGTACGACGATTA